AGCCGGGTGTATGGCCCACCGATCGTGATAGCGCGTTTGTGCTTTACACCGCGGGACGCACCACCCCTTGGCGCCGCGGGATCTGGAAGGCGCTCTTACAGTGCTACATCGTGAGCTTGCACGCGTTGAGCTACCGATCCGCGTGGGAGTCGAAACTCGCAAACCCCGCGCGCGTGGGCACCGCACCACTCGGGGCCGATGAGTATCACGACGAAGCGTTTTTTGAGCAGCTTGCCGCGTGGGCACTCAACAGCGTTTTTCTGCTCAAGCCCGGCCAACAGATCCAACTGTTAGAGTCTAACGGTAGGGGCTATGAGTGCTTCTCGAAGACGATTGCCGAGCAAACCGAAAAAATCATCTATCTCATATCAGGCAACACCGTTATTGCAGACGGCGGATCGGGGTTTCAGAACGCATCGCTTTACCGCGCGATCCGTAGTGACTTGATCCAAGCCGACGCAAACGCGTTGGCCAACGTTGAGAACTTCCAGATCTTGCCGCTCATCCTCGAGGCGTTAGGCTTTGCCGGCTCGGCCGTTACGCGTGAGTACGTCACCACGTTGCCGAGTGAGTTGAGTGCCGGCGCGCAAGCATTCACGCAAGTTGCCTCGGCCATTCAAGCACTCACCGAGGCTTTCGCCTCGGCCGGTGCATCGCAACGGATCGACGTGGCCGCGATCTGCAATCAGTTTGGGATCCCGGTGTTAGGTGATGCCGATGGTGATGGTGTGGCCGAGGGTGACGGGGCCGAGCTCGGCACCGAGGCCGCGGCCGGCACGGGCACCGGTGGCTTGCGCTTGATTCAAGGTGGGGCCGATGCCGGCGCCACCGAGGCCGAGCCCGATACCGGTGGCGAGACGGGGGCCGATGTTGCAGTGGCCACCGGGCAACCGGCGCAGGACACCGCGCTCAACGGGGCTCAAGTCACAAGCTTGGTTGATATCGTGCGCGCGGTCTCGGCCGGTGAGATCCCGCGTGATGCCGCGTTAGGTGTGATCAAGCGCGCTTTTCTGGTCGATGACGCGCAAGCGGCCGAGCTCTTGGGATCGGCCGGCAACGGCTTTGTGCCCACCTCGGCCGCGGCGCCGGCCACGGCCCCGAGCTCGGCCCCACCGGGCAAACCAACGTCACCCCCAACCACCGAGGCCGCGGCATGAGCGCAAGGCGTTTTGAGGCACGTGGGCCGCTTGCGATCCGCCCCTCGGCCATGTTCGAGGCCGAGGCGTTGGCGCTCGCACCGCCACGCGCGATCGAGATGATGGCCGGTGACTCGGTGGCGGTGGTGTGCATTGAGGGGCCGCTTTGCCAACGTAGTGACGCGGAGTCGGATGGTTACGACACCATCACCGATCGCGTGGCGCTTGCACTCGCCTCACCCGCACGCGCGGTGGTGCTCAAGATCAACTCACCCGGTGGCGCGCTATACGGGGCCATCGATGCAGCCAAGGCGATGCGCGCGCGTGCCACCGCTGCGCGCAAGCCGTTGATCGCTTACGTCGATGGTGAGGCCGCAAGCGCGGCATATGCGCTTGCCGTGGTGACCGATCGGATCATCCTCGGCACCAACGCGATCGTGGGCTCGATCGGTGTACTCGAGGCGCGTGCCGATGTGAGCGTGGCCAACGCGGCGCGCGGCCTCGGCATCACCTTGATCGCCTCGGGTGCCAAGAAAGTCTACGGGCACCCCGAGGTGCCGCTCACCGAGGCCGAGCTCACCGCCACGCAAGATCTTGTGAACGCGTTGGCGCAACCGTTTCTCGAGTTGGTGGCCATGCGCCGCGGCCTAACACTCGAGGGTGTGGCCGGCCTCGAGGCCGGATTGTTCACGGGGCCAAGCGCGATCACTGCGCGCTTGGCCGATCGGCTCATGCCGTTTGAGGCGCTGATTCTAACCCTCAGTAAAGGAACTAGTCTGACTATGGATTATCAAGAAATCATCGCTGCCTTACAGGCTACGGCCGAGGGTGACGATCCAAACGCGGCAAGCGCAAAAAAGATGCTTGCGGCACTCGAGGGTGACAACCCCGAGGCCGAGGCCGATGCACCGGCCGAGGATGAGCCCGATGGCGATGAGCCCCCGGCGGCCGAGGATGACACCGAGGATCCCGAGGCCGCAGACGATGCCGATCCGCCAACGGCCGCGGCCCCGAGCTCGGCACGCGGCGCGCGCGCGGCCGGCGCCACGGTATCGGCGCGCACCGCGGGGGATCTCGCGTCGCAACTTGCCGAGGCCACCGCGCGGATCAAGCGGCTCGAAAGCGCCGGCCAGCAAGGCGAGATCGATCGCTTGCTCGCACCGCACCCGAAAGCCTTGCGCGCGGCACTGCGCGGCAAGCCGCTTGCCGACGTGCGCGCGATCGTGGCCGCGTTGCCAAAGCCGGGGCGCTTGCCACCGGTCAACACCCTGTCGAGCCCCGACACCATCCCGGCCACCAAGCCGCTCAAGCCGGTGGCCTCACGTGAGATCCAAGCGCGGATCGATCGAGCAACCGGCCTCACGCCCCGCGCGCAGAAGCGCACCACCAAACTGATCAACGGCGCTTTGTTTTTCGATGTGCCCGAGGATTACGACCCAAACACTCACGGGCAAGCCTAACAGCCAAGCCTAACGGCCTCGGCATCGGAGACACACGTTATGTCCATATTTGACTACTCCAATCCCAAAGTCTCTAAGGTGTTGCCGTTCGTGCTCACCACGGGGGTGATCGTCAAGCAAGGCGATCTCGTTTGCGGTGATCCGGCCACCGGCAAGTTGGTGGCGGCATCGGCCGCAAACGACACCATGATTCCGGTGGGCTTTGCCACGCGTGATGCGACGGGTGACGGCATCAAAGCGATCGAGGTGAGCTTGTTTGAGGCCGTCACCTCATACTCGTTTGCCAACGATGTTGCGGCGCCGGTGTTGCTCGCGTTTACCGAGTGCTTTGTCAAAGACTCGGTCACTGTGCAGGCAACCGCAACGGGCAAGTGCCTTGCCGGCATTGTGCTTTGGGCAAGCACCGCGCGCGTGCTCGTGCGCATGACTCCACTCGCGCCGGCCCCGGTGCCGCCAATCTGATCGCGATCACCAACTAACACCAACGGAAACAGGACCGGATCTATATGTTCGTTTCACCCGTAATAACGTCAACGTTGCGTGATCGGCTGATCAACATCGGCATCGACACCCGCAATTCAATCATGCCCAATTTGTGGTGGCGTGAGGTTGCGGCCGAGGAGATGACGCAATCGGAAACTGAGATCTTCACGTTTGCGATCCAAGCCGCGCGCCTCGAGGATGAAGGTGTGTCGGGGCAATCGGTGAGTTTCGACTCGCGCGAATACCTCAAGCACTCGGTGCAAAATCGCTACTTGCGCAAGGCGCTTTCACTCTCCGATGGGGATCTAAGCGACCTTGATTCAAACGGCATACGCGCGAGTGCTGATTGGGTTAGGGATATCACCAACGATGGCGTGTATGCGCCGCAACGGCTCTTGGTGGCCGCGATGCTCGGCACCGCCCCTAACAACACCACGTATGACAATCTACCGATGTTTGATCTTGCGCACCCGGTCAACGGCCGCAACACGGTGCACGGCACCTATTCCAACATCATCAAAGACGCAGCGATCGGGCCGGCCCCAACCGTCACGCTAGACAAGGCCGTTGAGAATTACGCAAGGGTGATCTCAACCATCACCGGTGATCTCAAAGATCCATCGGGCAAGCCCCGCAACCTCAAAATCAAATCCGCGTTGTTTCCGCCCAAGCTTTACCCTCGGGGCGTGCAGGTTCTACAGGGTGAGTTTGCACCCGGTGGATCCTCTGGCGGTGGTGGCGGCACGCAGGATATCAAGCCGATCGCGGAAAACCTCGGCCTCGGCAAGCCGGTGATGTGCCCCGAGCTCGGGGCGCTCTTTGGCGGATCCGATGTCGACTACTACATCGTGTGCGAGTTTGCGGGGCCTCACGCGCCGTTTGTGTTGAGCAACCGTGAGCCGTTCCGACTGTTTGAAAACAGCATGGGCAACGATGCCGAGATGGCGCGGCTCAACGCGTGGGAGTGGGTCTATAGCGGCCGGCTCGCCATGATGAACATGCACCCGTATTTGATCTTCAAGTGCACGGCCGCGGCATAAGGCGCCGTGGTGGCATCGCTCGCAATGGCGCGAGTGGTGAAGCTTTGGCGCGGTTGCGCTTGGGAACGTGCACGCGGCCGGATCGGTAGGGACCCTCCTAGCCCCACCACCGATCCGGCCGCGTGCCCACCGTTAGGTTGACTAGTCATGCCTGCATACCTAACAGCCGCTGCATTCAAGGAGCGCACGCTCTTGCCGGTCTCGTATGTCGAGCAAGTGATCGCGCAAGCCCCGACGTTCCTCGATCTCGCACTCGAGGAACGATCGAGCTACATCGATGCGCTTTGCGGCAAGCGCTACGCGGTGCCGTTTGTCGAGCCGGTGCCCAACATGGTCAAGCGTTGGCTCACCGCATTGGTGAGCTTAGACGTTTACATGAAACGGGGTTTCAACCCTACCGATGATGATGCCGATCTGTTTGTCAAACAGTTTGACACCACGATCACCGAGCTCAAAGAAGCGGCCGATGCCAAGGACGGCTTGTACCAACTACCGCTCAAACAAGACGCGGCGCACGCGGGGCAGTCAGGCATCACCAAGGGTTTCTCGCGCGTCTATTCCGAGGGATCACCGTTCGTTTGGAAACGGTTGCAACGTGAGCGCGGCACCGATGAGGATCGCAAGGGGCACGGCACCAAGCGATGAGCACCACCGGCATAACAGGCACCAAGGAGCTCGAGGCGTTGATTCAACGCGTGCGCGAGTTGCCCGAGTTTGTCACCCGAGCGGCCCCCGAGGCCGCGCGCAAGGCACGCGCAGAGATCGAGCGTACGATCGCCGCGGGCACCGATCCTTGGGGCGCTGCATGGCAACCCAAAAAAGAGGGGCATGGCAAGCCGTTAGTCAACGCGGCCTCGGCACTGTTTGCCGCGGCCATCGGCACCAAGCTCTTGTTCCGGATCACCGGCATTGAGGCCGCTCATCATTGGGGGTGGGTGAGGGGTGGCACCGCGCGCACCATCATGCCGACCGCGGACAAGCCGCTTCCCGAGCCGTTTACCGATGCGATCTTCAAGGTGATCACCGAACACTTTGCCGCGTACATGACAAAGCCATGACGGATACACTTGCACTCGAGTACGCATACAACGCGGTGGTTGCGCAATTCGCAACCGATGGCGTGGCGTGCCTGCAACCGTTTGGTTGGGCCAAGTCGGGGCAACACCTCACGGGGCCGCGGATCGTATGGGTGCCCGGTGATCCCTCGGGGGCGGCCGGCACCATCACCGGCGCAATGAACGTGGGCACGATCCCCAAACCCCTATTCACGTTCAATGAGGTCTTCCACGTAATCATCTCGGGGTATGGCGATGAGACCGATCCGGTCGATGAGCTCAAGGCTTGGAAGATCACGCGGCTATTGCACGATCAATGGATGCGAGCAATGGAGCGCAACCTCAAGGGCATGTACCAACTAACGCGCCAAGATTGGGTGCGTGCCGGTGAGCGCGATTATGTGCGTTTCGGCACCGCTCTGATCGTGGTGGCCGCGATCCAATCCGCGGTGTTGGACACCGGCCCCGATGGCCCAATCACCGAGGTTTACCCCGGCGCTGAGATCTTGGTGCATGAGCTCGACTACACCGAGACGGTGATCGTGCCACCGCACCCGCCACCCCCGACACCAACTCCCTAACACCACCGAACAACTAACGCTCACGTCTAACAGGTCGGATTGCTATGCAACCAAGAACGCGGATCACTATCCAAAACAACGCACTCGGGATCTTGCCCCCGCAATTCGGATCGCTCTTGGCCATGGTTGGGGCGGCCACCGGGGGCACGATCAACTTGCCGCAAAGCTTTGGCACCGTGAAAAGCCTACGTGCCGAGCTCATCGGTGGGCCGTTGGTTGAGGCCGCGGCGCACGCGATCGAGCGATACGGCAACCCCGTGGTGTGCGTGCCCACCGGGGCAAGCACACCGGCCGTTGCCGGCGCCCCGGTGAAGACCGGAACGGGCACCTCGGTGGTAACCGTCACCGGCACCCCGGCCGATGATTTTGAGATCTTCGTGGCCATCACCAAGGCCGGCCCCACCGGTGAGCTTGCGGTGGGCACCGAGGGGATCGAGCTGCAATGGAGCCGAGACAACGGCCGGACCATGAGCGCGATCACCGCACTCGGCACCGCGCTCGAATTCGAGATCCCCGGCTCGGGGGTTACGCTCGTGTTTGCAGTGGGCACGCTTGTGACCGGTGACACGATCTATGTGTCGTGCACCGCGGCACAGTGGAATGCGACGGAGCTAGCCGATGCGATGGCGCCGCTTGCGGCCTCACAGATCGATTGGTCGATCCTCTCGGTGGTGGGTGATCTCACGGCTAGCGATGCCACCGCGATCGATGGCCGGTTTGCAGGCTATGCCGCGGCCGGTCAATTTCGCATGTGGATCGGCAACGCGCGGATCCCTACCGTTGGCGAGTCTGACGCGGCATACCAAGCGGTGCTTGCCGGCGCGTGGGGCAACGTCGCGCTTGAGTACGGCTCGGTGTGCGCGGGGGCCGAGCTCCTATCGAGCTCGGTCTCGGCCGAGGTTTTCTTGCGGCCGATCTCGCTCATGTTTGCGCCTTGGCTCGCGCACCTATCCGAGGAAATTGACGCAAGCGCGCTCAACCTCGGCCCCGTGCCCGGCACCATCTACGATGAGAACGGCAACTTGGTTCCGCGGTGCCACGATGAAACGATCAACCCCGGCTTGGACGATCTGCGGTTTACGTGTTTGCGCAGCTGGAATAGCTACGCGGGCACGTACGTGAACAACCCGCGGATGTTGAGTGTCCAGGGATCTGACTTCAAATACTGCCAAGCGCGCCGCGTGATCAACATTGCCGCGGCCGTACTGCAACGGTATTTCGATTGGCGGCTCTCGGTGCCCGTGGCCATCGACACCAAGACCGGCAAAATCCTCGAGGAAGAAGCCGCGGAAATGGACAAGGGGGCAACCGCTGCAATGGCCGCGGCACTCACCGCCAAGCCCAAGGCGAGCGGCGTAAAATGCGTGGTGTCGCGCGATGACAACATCTTGGCCACCGAGTTGATCCACGTCACCGCACGCGTGGTGCCACTCGGCTATCCCAAGGCGATTGACATAGACCTTGCGTTTGAAAACCCCGCAAACAACGTTGTTGCGGCCTAACCACCACGGGCACCTAACAGGATCAAACAGTCATGGCAGATCAACAACGGATCAACGGGCATGCCTACTCATGGAGCTCGATTGTAATCAAGATCGACTCGCAACGTTTCCACGGCATCACCTCGATCACATTCAGCGATAAACTCGAGGTGGGCTATGGCTACGGCCAAGGGAAACATTTTGCGCCCCTTGCCAGAACACACGGCAAATACTCATGCGACGAGACCAAGCTCATCATGCGCGTGAGCTCGGCCTCGGACATGCTCGCGTATTTGGCATCACGCGGGGGCGGCCGATCTTACGGCATCTATCCGTGGACGGCCGATGTGCAATACGTCGAAGGCCCCGAGCTCGCGTTGAGCCCCATGCACTCGGTGCTCAACCAATGCCGGGTGACCGGTGTCAACAACTCGGTTGAGCAATCCACCGATGAGGCCACCATGGAGCTTGCGGTCTCGGTGATGTGGATCGCGCGCAACGGATTCACGTTGTTTGACTCAAGCCGCGGCTTTCCAGGTGAGGGGGTGGCACTGTGACCGATCTTGCGGCCACCGTCGCCAAGGCCACCAACGGCGCACCACCGGCCACCGAGCCGCTCACCGAGGCGCAGATCCAAGACCGGATCAAGGCACTCGAGGCGCGGCGCCAAGAGCGCGCAAACGAGCGGCAAGCCAAGCACGCTCACGGCAAGGCGTTGCGTCAACTCGAGTTGGCCGAGGCGATCGAGCGTGCCGAGCTCGATCACGGCCCCGAGGGGACACACATACTCGTGCTCGACACCGAGACGGAGCACGGCTCGGTGATCCTCAAGCGGCCTCACAAAGCGCGCTATCGCGCGTACCAAGAAAAGCGCAACACCAAAACCGAGGACACCGAGGCGTTGGTGCGCACGTGCATTGTGTATCCCGATGCCGCGCGGCTCGATCGGTTGCTCGATGAGTTGCCCGGTGCACTCGGTCGATTCGGTTTGGCAATGGCCAAGTTGGCCGGCCACCGACAGGATGACTTAGAGTCAAAATAAATACGCTGTTAGCTAAGACTCGGGAGAACGTTGGGCTACGTGCCGAGTGTCTACTAACAGCGTTTGGCCGCTCATATACCGATCTCGATCGCGAGGCCAAGGCATACACCGGTGCGGTGTGGGTGGCCAAGTTGATCGAGGTGTTGATCCAAGCCCACACCCGATCGAGCTAACCCGAGGCACCGAGGCGCGCGCATGGCCAAGACAGAAAAGTCAGTAGCTCTCGGGGTAACGCTCGACACCGCGCAACTCAAGGCGAGTGCCGAGTCAGGTGAGGCCGCGCTTGCCAAGTTGCACGACACGATCAAGGCCGATGGCAAAGAGCTGCAAGCGATGCAACGCGCGGTCAAAGAGCTCAAGGCCGGCACGGGTGACTACACCGAGCAAGTCAAAACGCTTGAGGAAGCGATCACCGCCAAGAAAGAAAGCATCGCCACCGCGCGATCGCAAGTGATCGCGTTTGGCGGATCGCTCACGAAAGCAGCTAGCGGCGGCAAGGGATTGCACGCGCAACTTGCCGAGTTGCAAAAAGTTGTTGGTGGCATGCCGGGGCCGCTCGGGGCCGTGGTGGCGCTGTTTTCTCGCCTCACCGATGTTGTGAAGAACAACCCGATCAAAACCATCTTCGCGGCCATCGGCGCCGGCATGGTGGCGCTCGTGGCCAAGACTGCGATGGCCACGGCCTCACTTGTGAAGTATTCGATCGCGCAAGCCGATGCACGGCGCACCGAGCTCTTGCGCCTCGAGGGGCTCACCAAGATCCGCAACTACTATGGCGTTGCGGCCGGCTCGGCCTCGGATCTCCAAGACGCGATCGATAGCGTGTCGGCATCCTCGGCCCTATCGCGCAATCAGATCGGGGGCCTTGCCGAGCAACTTTACAAGGCACACTTCCGAGGCGAGAACCTCACCGCGGCACTCGAGGCCGCGGCCATCAAAACCAGCACGCAAGGCCAAGAGCAGGCATCGATGTGGATCGGCTATGCCGAGGCGATCAACCGCACCGGTGGCAACGTAAAGGGGTTTGCTCAAAACGTACGCAACCAACTCGGTGGCATCGCTCAAAAGCAGATGCTTAGCGCCACGGTGCAAGCTGAGAAGTTGCAGGAGTCTTACAGTCAACTAACAAACGGTGTGCGGATCGAGCCGTTGCTCAAAGCGCGCAAGGCGTTCAACGATCTATTCTCGCAGTCAACATCCTCGGGCAAGGCACTCAAGCAACTCCTCGGCTTCATATTGCAGCCGCTCATCGATGCGATCGCCAAGGTGCAACGGCTCGCAAAGCCGTTCTTTCAAGGGATGATCCTCGCATGCCAAGAGCTTGTGATGGCCGGCCTCGAGGTGGCCGATATGTTCGGGGTGACGTTTGCCGAGACGGTGCCCGATTCACTCGAGGATGCCGAGACCGCAACCAAGTTGGGCCGAGCCGCGTTTGATCTGTTGGCCGGCGCGCTATGGGCCGTGGTGACCGTTTCATCGATCTTTGCCGCGCGCATGACCTACTTGGCGATCACCTCGATCCCCGGTGTGGTGCGCGCGTTGATCCCGATGCTCGCGTCGATCTGGTCGCAAGTAGTTGCGTGGGGCGCGTTGGCACTCGAGGTGCTTGCGGCCACGTGGCCGTTGGTTGCGGTGGGCTTGGCCGCGTGGGCCATCTGGGAAGCGTTTGACTATGTGTTCGATGCCATCATGAAGATCGATTGGTGGGGCTTAGTCGGATTCATATTCAAGCCGTTTGCGTGGCTTGCCGATGGTGTGATCAAGTTCTTCGGCGCTATGGGCCGGGGGATCAAAAGCATCTTCACCGATGAGCTCGAGATGCACTCACCCTCACGGGTGTTTGAGCGCTACGGGGAAAACATCGGGGCCGGCTTGCAAGCCGGCATCGACTCAACGGCCCCCGATGTAAACCAATCGGTTGAGCACTTGGTGACCGTGCCCAAGGCCCCCACCACCGGGGCCGGGGCCGGCGCCGGCAACGCGGCATCGAGCTCGGCCGGCGCCTCGGGCAACATCATCATTGAGTCGATCAACCTCTCGGGCTTCAAGGATCCGGCCTCGGCCGCAACCGAGTTTGTCACCGAGCTCGGCAAAGCCTTGCGCGTGGTGGGCTATCAACTCGGCACCACCACCACCGCGGGGGCCGGCGCATGACAGTATGGACACCGCTCACGCGCCCCGAGGACAAGATCAAGATCGCCAAGCGGCTCACACCGGGGATCTGTGACATTGAGGGGTTGGGCTCGCCTCGAGAATGGGAAGAGCGCGGGGGCTACGGCCTATCGGGTGCGACCGTTGTTTTCAAGGGTAAGAAGCTCGCTCACTTTACAATCAAGTTTCGATTGTACACCGCGCAAGACTGGGCCGATTGGGATGCGTTTCGGCCGTTAGTTATGCGGTTGCCGATCGGCAAGAACGCCAAGGGGCTCGACATACAATCGAAGCTCACCGAGTCGGTGGGGGTGCGATCGATCGTGATCGAGGATCCGATGGCCCCCACGCAAACCGGTGATGGTGAGTGGACGGTTGAGCTCAAGGTGATCGAGTTTCGTGCCCCAACGTTTGCGTTGAGCAAGCCCGAGGGATCCGAGGCAACCCCGGTGGATCCAAACGAGCAACAGATCGAGGCCAACCGGATCTGGATCAAGAACAAGAAGAACGCCATGTCCAGACCTAACAACGGCCGCAAGCAAAACGTGGTGGCGCCACCATGAGCGATCTGTCATTCGCGCACGTGGGGCCTCACTCGATCGAGACGCTCACGATCACGATCCCCAACGTTGGGCCGTGGACGGCCGAGGTGGCTTTCATCGAGGCGCCGGCACTCACCGGCCGCGTTGTGATTCAAGTCGGCACCGAGCGGCTCACGGGCACGATCGCACCCTCGGAAGACGGCACGTTTGGCCTCAAGCGCCAATCGATGATCGTGGCCGGCGCCGGTGCGTGGGGCGCCACGCTCACCCCCAAGCACTATCACAACGATGCCGGGTGCAAGGCACAGCTCATTGCGGCCGATGCCGCGCGCGAGTCGGGGGAAAGCCTCGGGGCTTTCGTACCAAGCACCGAGCGGCTTGCCGTTGACTACGTGCGAGCCGCGGGGCCGGCATCGCTTGCGCTGCAAGCCGCGGCCGGTGGCGCCCCGTGGTGGGTGGATTACGCGGGCATTACGCGCGTGGGGCCGAGGCCGAGCTCGGCCACCGACTCGGGTGCGTATGAGGTGCTTGCGTTCAACCCGCACACGCGCCGGGGCACGCTCGCGATCAACACCCTCGGGGCCGTTGGCATCGGCTCGATCATCACCGAGCGGCTTGATCAACCGCAAACGATCCGTGAGCTCACGATCACGATCGGGGCCGAGGGGTTGCGCGCGCGGTTTTGGTCGGGGGCCTCGGCCGAGCCGGCGCACTCGGAGCTTGCGCAGATCCTGACTGATATCGTGGCCGCGCAACTCGGCCGGCGCTTGCTCGGGAAGTATCAGTATCGCGTGGTGTCGATGCACACCGATGGCCGCGTCAACGTGCAAGCGGTGAGGCGAGCGGCCGGCTTGCCCGATGCGCAGACGATCCGGATGTTGCCCGGTGTGCCCGGCGCGCATGCCGAGCTCACACCCGGCGCAATCGTGGCGCTTGAGTTTCTCGAGGGTGATCCCACGCAACCGATCATCACCGGTTTTGTGGGGCTCAACGGCTCGGGATTCACCCCCACGTTGCTCACGCTCGGTGGCCCCGAGGGGCCGCGTGCGGCTCGCGTTGGCGATGAGGTGCAATGCGGTGGCCCCGGCTCAACGATCACCATTGGGCCGGCCACGGTGCCCCCGGCGCCCCCGGCCCCGGTAATGCTCGGGGTGGCCTATCCCGTGAGCTACGGATCAAGCCCGGTGGTGCCAATCCCGGACAAGCTCACCGGCACGATCACCAAGGGATCCTCGATCGTGCACATAGCGGGTGAGTCGGTATGAACGCCACCGTGCAAGCGGCACTCGAGGCCGAGCTCGGCAAGCTCACGCGGCAAGTTGACGTGCGCGCGGATCGAGCGCTGGGCTACGGCATCGATCTGTCATGTGTCACCGATCTCACCCCGGACATGGCCGAGGTGGATCCCTACACCCCGATCGCGATAGCCGAGGCGCAAGCGCGCCGATTGCAAACCGGCCGCGGCCAACTCGATCACGATCCTGACTACGGCACCGACGTGCGCGGCATGCTCAACCAAGGCTACACGCAAGCCGAGCTCGGCACGCTCGATACGCAAGTGCACAATGAGCTCATCAAAGACGATCGCGTCGCAACGGTTGACGTAACAGTCACGTTTGCGGATCTCGAGACGTTGCGCGTGGCCGTGGTTTCAACCGCGGTGGGCCAACTCGAGACATTCAGCCTCACGTTTTGGGCCACCTCAACTGAGGTCCTGATCGAACAACTCGGGTGACACTATGCCAACACCAACGATCATCTTTGAGGATCTGATCACCCCGGTTACCGAGCCCGAGATCGAGGCGTCGATCTTCAAGGTGTTTGGCATTGTCGGGCTCGACACAAGCTCTTGGAAGGGTGGCGCGGTGGTGCGCACCATCACCTCGGCTTTCTCGATCTTGCTCGCCTCATTCTCACAACTCCAAGCACTCATCGCACGCGCGGGTTACCTCGATCTGTCGGATGGTGATTGGCTCACGGTGGTGGCGTTTTACGTTTACGGTGTCGAGCGATACGCGGCCACCTTTGCCACGGGCACGGTTACCATCAGCAATGAGGCCGGGGGCGTGTATGAGTTTGATCCCGAGGATCTGATCTTCTCCAACCCCGTCACCGGCAAGACGTATCGCAACACCGAGCACGTATCGATCCCCTCGGGCTCAACGGCCGCACCGGCGCACGTGTTCAACGTGCCGATCCGCGCGGTGGAAAGCGGCGCAGAGTCGACTAGTCAGATCGAAACCATCACCAACATGGTCACCACCGTCACCGGGGTATCGGTGAAGAACCCGATCGCGGTGGTTGGGCAGGATGCCGAGTCCGATGCTGCATTGCGTGCACGTGCCTCGGCTCGACTTGGATCATTATCCCCCGCGGGGCCGTGGGATGCCTATACGTATGCGGTGCGCAGCGCCACGCGGCCGGCACCCGATGGATCCAACCTCGGCATCACGCGCACGCGGATCACAAAAGACGGCTACGGCAACGTCTCGGTGTACATGGCAACCCCGAGCGGTGGCGTGCAACCCGAGGATGTTGCGATCGCGCAAGAGGCCATCGAGCTCAATGCCGAGCCGATATGTGTCAACGCCACCGCGATCTCGGCCACCCCCGTCAACCCCGCGGTGACGTATGAGCTTTGGATGTACAACACATCGGGGCACACCGATGCGCAGATCCAAGAGCGGATCAAGGCCGAGCTCACCGCTTGGCTTTCACTGCAACCGATCGGGGGCAACCTCATCGACGGTGATCCAACCGGCCGGATCTATCGCGACAAAATAGCCGCGGTGATCGGTGACACGTTGCCCGAGATCTATCACGTGGCGCTCACCGCACCCGCAAGCGATCTCATCCTCACCCCGTCGCAAGTCGCGTTGCTCGGCCCCACCACCGGCACGATCCACCAATCATCGCCCCCGGTGGGCTTTGGGGTTTAGTCAGGATCTAACATGGCCCCCTACCTAACACGCTTGCGCACGTTCCGTGACTCACTCGAGGCGATGGCCCCCGCGTGGCTCAAGGGCACGATCGGCTTGCGCTACCTCTACGGCCAATCGATCCACATCGATGCCTTTGCCGATGCACTTCTATCGGGGGTGCAAACGCGTTTCCCCGGTTACTACTCCGATTCATCGCTACCGCTCATCGGCAAAGAGCGGCGCATCTTGCGTGGGCTCAACGAGTCAAACACCAACTACGCGGCGCGCTTGATCACGTGGCTTATCGAACACGCGCACCGAGGCCAAGCGCGCGCGATGCTAGTACAACTGTACTTGCATTATTACCCCGACACGTTCCCGATGGTGTTGATCGCGCGCAACGGCCTCACGCACAGCATGGCCCCCGATGGCACCATCACGCGATCGGTGATGGCATGGGAGCCCGATGCGATCCCCGATCCCGCGCGGTGGGCTCGGTGGTGGTTGATCCTACGCACCGATCGTTGGAGCTCGAGCCCCACCCCCGATGAGATCGCAGACATCATAGCGATCCCCTCGGCATGGAACGCGGCGCACGCGCAAGGGACGATCATCCTCATGCCGAGCGATGCCGACTTTTGGAACTCGCTCGATCCCGAAACGTGGTCTTCGGCCGGCACATGGTCCTCAGAAAACGGCCCCGTATACATCCCGATCGGAGCGTGATTACAAATGGCACACACCCTCACCGAGACACCGGTTTTCACGCCCACGATCACGGTGCCCGATCCGCTCGACTCGGGCACCACGCGCGCGCAAGACGTGGCCGCGATCGCGCAAGGGCTCGCCAACAGAACGCAACACGCCAAGGCCGTCACCGATGTGGCCGCGGTCAAGAACGCACCTAACACGTTTACCGCGCTCCAAACGTTCAACAACGGAATCACCACCACCACCGCCAACATCACGCAAGGCGCCGCGGTTGGCACCAACCTCAACGTGGGTGGCTTGCTCACGGTCAACGGTGGCATTCAAGCAAGCGATCTATCGCTTGAGCTCAAGGGTGATGTGAGCGTGGCCGGCCGGCTCAACGCCAACGGTGGGATCGGTGCGGCCGGGGCACCCGGTGGTGTGCTCGCGATCGAGGCCCCGATCGCGTTCAACCAAGCGATGCAAGTCAACGCACCGCACCTATACCTCGGGGCCGGTGTCGATGTTTCTCACGGCTCGGTTGCGGCCAACCAACCTCAACGGCTTGTGCATGTCGACATATCGCGCGCGCGCATCTCGGGTGACGGCACCTCGGCCAAGCCGTATTGGTCGAGTGCAGAGGGGTATTGGGACAACATTTTCAGCACCGCCCCCGCGGTACTCGAGATCCCGATCATCATCCCGCGTGGCACGTTGCAATGGTCCTATCAGGTCATATGGGGCGGCACCGGCAACACCGCGCAAGTGGCGAAGATCGTGCGCGACTACAGCACCGCGGCCGTCCAAGCCGTGAGCGGTGCGGTGGCCGTTGGTAGCTTGCTCACGCAATCAACACCGACAAGCGACACCCCGATCGGTGGTGGCGTGTTTCTCCGCAACGGCATCATGAACGCGGGGCCGGTGATCACCGAGCCCAACGATCCGAGCGTTGCGCGGTGGGTGGTGTTAGTCACACTTCAAAACCTTTCTTACTGTCGGCTATTCGGACTGCGTTTGCAGTTCTGGGATCCGGGGCCGCGCAACGGATAACCGATAGGAGCTCACCGATATGTCATTCCTAGACAACATCTTTCATGGCGATGGCGTGGCCAATGCGCTTGCCACCACCGGTGATCCGGTTGACGTGAGTGAATCCAACCCGCCAAACGCGGGTGACGTACTCACCGCCACCAACGCGGGGCACGCGGTATGGCAACCCCCGGTGCCCGGTGAGGGTGGTGGTGATGGCACCGCCACGGCACTCGGCACCACCGGGGCGCCGGTCGATGTGGCGGCAAGCGCACCCCCCAACCCCGGTGATGTGCTCACCGCGATCGATGCCACGCACTCGGGGTGGGCACCGTTGCCGGCCGTTCCGCCACCGGTTGGGGGGCCGGAACTAACGTACATCGATCTAACAGCCAACGATCTCACACCCGGTTATTGGGGCATCTTGCCGGATGGCAGTGAAGGATCGTTCGAGGTGATCGCCCCCGATCCAATCACCGGATCGCGGTTTGGTGTTCAACGGCTCGACAACACATCACACGATAAGATCACGATCCTCGGTGGCGGCGATCTGCAAGGGGCCGATGGCAACTTCTATGCAGACGTGCCGATCGCTCAAGGGGCCTATTGCGAGTGGACCTATGTTGAGGATCTCGGTGCGTGGTATCTAACAGTGGCAACACCCGGCTTTGGTGACGCCATAGATCCCCCGGCCGTTGGCGCCACGCTCTCGGGTGATCCCGGAAGCAACCTATCCCCGGCACGCTCGAATCACACTCACGCGGTGCTCACCGGATCACCCGTTGCGTTGACCGTTGGCGGTGCGATGGCCCCCGGCTCATCGCAACTGTTGCCGCACGCGGATCACGTGCACGCGATGCCGGGGCTTGCCACCACCGCGGCCTCGGGCTTCCAAAGCGCGGCCGATAAAACCAAGATCGATTCCGTCGAAGCGGGTGCACAGATCACATCGTTTGCGCGCGTGCAAACGGCACTCGGTGGCGGGACTAGTGCCGTTAGTTTGAACGGGCAACGGTTGATTAGCGTGGCCGATCCGAGCGGCCCCCAAGACGTCGCAACCCGCGCATACGTTGACTCGGTGGCGCAAGGCTTAGACGTGCACGTTGCGTGTCGAGCGGTGGCGATCTCAAACATCACCCTCTCGGGCACGCAAACGATCGACGGTGTTGCGTTGGTTGCCGGTGACCGCGTGTTAGTCACCGGGCAAACGACCGCGGCCAACAACGGCATCTATACCGTTGCGGCCGGCGCGTGGGTGCGTGCCACCGATGCCGATGTATCGGCCGAGGTAAAGTCAGGTCTGTACACACTGATCACCGCGGGCACCGTTTACGCTAGCAGTGCATGGGTACTAACAACCGAGGATCCGATCACGCTCGGCACCACGCCGCTCGTGTTTGCGCAGTACAGTAGCGCGGCGCAAGCGATCGCAGGTGGGGGCCTCACGCGAACGGGCAACACGTTCGATGTTGGCGCGCATGCCGATGCCTCGATCGTGGTGAATGCAGACACGATCCAAGTCGGAGTG